GAAATATGGATATCATAGAAGATCCAATTTATGATATCGAATCCGGAGTTGAGATCCTTTTACCAAATGTAACTGATGTAAAATCAGAACTAGGATAACACAACACTATGTCATTTAATCTTAAAAGTATTTTAAAAACAGCTCTACCGGAAGGTAATAAACTTGTTGAAGAAGCCAATCTTGCAACAAATAATTTAAGTAATGTTCAGAATCAATTTACTAATGATGTTACAAATGCAACCGCATTGTTTGAAGGTTCTAATTTCGGAGGCGTTGAACAATTTGAACAATTTAAAAATACAGCTACAGCTGAAATGGAAACATTAAAACACAACATAGCTCCTGTATTAGATAAAACAATACAAGCAGTTACAAGCGAAATGCAAGGGGTTGCAATGGCCGCCGGAATTCCTATTTCAAATAAGGCCATTAATGCAAACGGTGAGGTTGTTGCAGGTCTAGGTCAAAAAACTGGCGACCCTCGTCAATTTGCTCCAGATGATCCTTTAGCTAGTGCCGACGCGGTTGAAGAAACAGGAGAAGATCCTAAAATGATGGACGATGTAACTGTCCATGGTGTAAGGCCACAAAGAAATCCATTAGAAAGATATGTTAGTGCTAACTATGTTATTACTTTAAGTTGTTTAACAAATGACGAATTAGCAGATCCTGATGGTACATATATGAAAAACGGACCACAGATTATAATTCTTAAATCTGGAGGTGGTACACAAGGCACCGGCAAGAAAAAAGCCACAACTGCAATGGAAGGAAAGCATGGTAGAACAGAATATTTTATAGAAGATTTAAATATAAGATCTATTATTTCTCCAAATCCTAAATCAAGAACGTCTGCATATCATCAGATGACTTTTCGTATTGTAGAACCTTATAGTATGGGACAATTTTTAGAAGCATTAGAAATTGGGGCTAGAACAGCAGGACACGTTAATTATATCGGTGCTCCATTTATGCTTTCAATAGACTGGGTAGGGTACCTTCAAGAACCGTCTACAAGATATGGACTAGACTTTAATGATAATGTGGGTGATGTCATACGTCTTTCAAAAATGAACGGTCAATCAGAGAGGCATTTACCTATAATGATAACAAATGCTACATTTAATGTAACTACTAAAGGTTCTGAATATAATTGTACAGCAATAGCTTATAATGGTGGTGCATTAACAGACCTTGTGCAAAAAGTTCCAATTGATGTAGCAATATCAGGCGGGAATGTAGAAACACTTTTACAATCCGGAAAGAATAGTTTAGCAACTGTTCTTAATACAAATTTATTAAAACGTGAAAAGGGTAATGAAAGATCGTACGCTGACGAGTATGTAATTTTATTTCCAATTAAAGAAGAAAGTGCCGCGATGGGAACTAAAGGAAAATCCACAAATACAGCGGTTAGTCCTCATATTCTCAGTGCCGAAGAAGCTGAGAAAAAATTTCACGAAGGTACATTAACAAAAGAAGAATTTACAAAAATTAAAGCAGTTACAGAAGAATTTAGTTATGAGAACTGGGCCCAAAAAATCTTAGGAATATCTATTAAACGAAATGATTTAAGTGAACAATTAAAAGTAAATTCATTTACACAAACTAATATTAATAAAATCGGTGAAGCAACAATCGTATTTGATAAATTACAAGACGGAGCTCAAGAGCCAAACCCTGAAGGACTTATATACGATTCAAAAAAGAAAATTCATGTTACATCTGCAATTAACATTTCTACAGAATCTAGAGAACTCAAATTTAAAAAAGGTACTAAAGTTAATAAAATTATTGAAGAGGTAGTATTATTAAGTGAGTTTGGTCGAGGATTATTAGATAGAGCAATTAAACCTTCTGGGGCTAAAGAATGGTTTAGAATTGAAACACAGGTTTTTAATATTCCTATACCAGAGGTTGAAGTAATAAAAGGTCGGCCACCAAAGATATATGTTTTTAGAGTTGTACCTTATGATGTTAATATTTCATTAATAGAAAAGCCAACTGAGGTAATGCATGGCGAAGATGATATTAGAAATAATATTGTCAAATATTATGAATATATGTACACAGGACAAAATAAAGATATACAAGATATAGAAATAAACTTTGAAAATAGATTTTTAACACCAGTGTCTCCAGATAAAGGAAGTAATCAAACTGATGTAAAATCTCAAGGGAATTTTGCTACATCTAAACAACAAAGAGAAAATCATCACCCAATGGCAGATAAAGAAGGAGCTGAAGATAATATTACAGGACCATTAAGAAAAGTAGGTGCTGTTTCTATAGAAAATCCCACAGCTAGTGTGCGAGGGGTTCCAGGGAACGAAAAAGAAGATATTGCTAGAACGTTTCATAATGCGTTAGTAAATCATACTGTTGACTTAATGCAACTTAAATTAAAAATTTGGGGTGACCCATATTATATTAGTGATAGTGGTGTAGGAAATTACAATAGTGTAGGTGCTGGCAAAGGTAAAAAGTCAATGATTGATCCTCGCGGTCAGATGGTATATAAATCAAAACAAGTTTTTGTTAATGTTGGTTTTAGAACTCCAATAGATTATGGTTCTAATGGGATAGCTATATTTAATACTCCTAATGATAATGAGAACAAAGCTTCTACAGAACTAGAAAAATTTAGCGGTATATATTGGGTAACTGAAGTTGAAAGCACTTTTGCGGCTGGCAGGTTCGACCAAACACTAACAATGTTAAGACAACGAAACCAAGCCAGACAAGCTAAAAATGTTAAGAAGGCGGCTAAGGATAGCGAATCAGGAACAGCTTTGACAGAAGCAAAATATAGAGAGATGATTGATGGACCACCTGGTACTGTACAAACTGGTTTGGCTACACGTACTAGCGTCGCTAGTACTGGAAGTCCGCATCGGAGGGTTGGATAATGGCGTGGCTTAATACATTAGTCGAGAAAATTAGTGCAGATTTTCCAGATCCACCTAATCCTGGTCCTTTTGAGGCTAGAGTCATTAGTCATCTTGATCCTCATTTCATGGGTACTATACAAGTAGAATTATTGAAAAAAACTACAGCTGGTAATGATGGTGCAACTCCAGGACAAACTTTTAATGCAAAATATTTGTCACCATTTGCAGGACAAACACCTGCATGGTCAGTAACTAAAAACGAAGATTACAGATATAGTCAACAAAGTTATGGTTGGTGGATGATTCCACCTGATGTTGGCACTATGGTTTTAGTAATATTTGCAGAAGGTAATCCTAATCAATGTTTCTGGTTAGGCTGTATTCAAGATCGTTATATGAATTTTGCTATGCCAGGACACCCGGCAACTACAATTACAAAAAATGCACCAACAGATTATAAAGGTAAAAAAATTCCGGTAGCTGAATATAATAGACAAAGTGAAACAGGCATCCAACAAGATCCTACAAAATTTTTAAAACCATATCAAGCAAGGTTTTTAGGAGATCTTCAAAAACAAGGATTAGTTACAAAAGATTTTATAGATGAGTTTAGAGGTATAACAACATCAAGTGCTAGACGTGAAGTACCTAGTGCAGTATTTGGGATGAGTACACCTGGACCAGTTGATAAAAGTGTTGGGTCACCACTTGGAATAATTGGAATGACTGATGGACCTGTTAATGTACATCGAGCTAGATTAGGCGGCACGACATTTGTAATGGATGATGGTAATGATAAAATTTTAAGAAAAACACCAGCAAGTGACGGCCCACCAGAATATGCTAACGTATCTATTAATGAAACAGATGGGCAACGTGAATTACCACATAATGAATTAGTTAGAATACGAACTAGAACTGGTCATCAAATTTTATTACATAATACAGAAGATTTAATTTATATTGCTAATTCAAAAGGATCAGCATGGGTTGAATTAACATCAGATGGAAAAATAGACATTTATGCAAAAGACAGTATGAGTGTACATACTGAAAATGATTTAAATTTAACAGCAGATAGAAATATTACTATTGAAGCAGGAGCTAATATAGATTTAAAAGCAAGTGGAAGTTATAGTGTATTAGATGGGGAACCTAAATTACGTAAAGGTAACATTCAAATCGAAACACTTAATGATTTTAAATGTTTGTTTGGAGGTAATCAATGGGTTACTACAATAGGTAATACTGAGTATAAAACAAATGGTGAAACTAAAATTACATCAGGAGGAGGCTCACATATTAAGTCAGGTGGCAATCATTTAGAAACTGCTCCACAAATTCATATGAATGGTCCTATGGCGTCAGCTTCTCAAATTGTTTCACCACTTAATACACATATTTTGCCTGGAGTGCCAACAAATAATGCGTTAGGAACTTTATCACAAAGAGCACCGATGCACGAACCTTGGAATCATCATGAAAATTCAAATCCTTTAGCATTTAAAATTGTATTAACAGATAGAGATAATGTAGTAACGGCAGTTAATCCGTTAACGTTTGTCCCAACAGCCGATCCGTTTAAAAAGGAAGCAAAAAAGTAAGGTAAGTTATGAGTATATCAGATAGAGATTTATATAAACAAATTCGAGTAACTACTGCAAAAGCTCAAAAAAAGCCTGCAACTAGCAGAGCGTATCGTGGACTGAGTACTGTTGATCCAGCTAATAAAAGTAATATTTTATATGATATTGCATTAATTAAGCAAGATATTATAAATCATTTTCATATACGCCAGGGCGAAAAGTTAGAAAATCCAGAGTTCGGAACTATTATTTGGGACGTTATTTACGAACCATTAACAGAAAATTTAAAAACTGTTATAGCTCAAAATGTTACTGAGATTGTTAATTCAGACCCAAGGGTAAGTGTAGACAGTATTATTATTGATCAGTATGAAGCTGGTCTTGTAATTGATTGTACATTAACATATCTTCCTTATAATATTTCAGAAAAAATGAAGTTAACATTTGATGAGGATGCAGGTAATTTTTAATAGAATTAACTATGTGGTTAATGAATTTAAATAAATAGAGTTAATAGGAAAAAACTATGTCAGTAACAAATAGACAAAATAGATTGCTTCTTGCAGAAGACTGGAAGCGTGTATATCAAACATTTAGAAATGCAGACTTTAGATCGTATGATTTTGATGGTCTACGTCGCACTATGATTGCTTATATTCGCGAGAACTATCCAGAAGATTTTAATGATTATATTGATTCAAGTGAATACCTAGCGTTAATAGATCTTATTGCATTCTTAGGGCAAAATATTTCTTATCGTATTGATCTTAACTCTAGAGAGAACTTTCTTGAATTAGCAGAACGTAGAGAATCAGTATTACGTTTAGCACGACTATTGTCATATAATCCAAAGCGGAATCAAACAGCTAATGGGTTAATTAAATTTGAAGCAGTATCGTCATCAGAAGAAATAGTAGATTCAAATGGTACTAATTTAGCTAACCAAACAGTTGTTTGGAATGATCCAGCTAATCCAGATTGGCGAGAACAGTTTGAAAAGATTCTTAATGCGGCATTACCGGTAAATTCTACTATTGGCCGTCCAGTAAAAAAAGATACAGTAGAAGGTGTGTTAACACATCAATACAGATATAGAGCAAGTAATACAGATGTTCCGGTTTATAGTTATAATAAAAATATTGATGGAAGAAATTTACCATTCCAAATAACATCAGTTGATGTTATTGACGGAGTTATATCTGAAGAGCCACCTTTACCTGGTAACAGTTTAGCATTTTTATATAGAGATGATGGTCGTGGACCAGGAAGTGCTAATAGCGGGTACTTCGGTCATTTTAGACAAGGTACATTAGACCAAGGAACATTTACTGTTAATACTCCTAGTACTAATCAAACAATTTCTGTTGATGCAACTAATGTTAATCATTCAG